TACCTGCAAGTTTAGCAAGTAATATTATATCAGGACAAACAGAATTAGCTGCAGCGCCTGCAGCAACTGATGAATTATTAATATCTGACGCAGGTACAATAAAAAGAATCGATGCACAATTTTTTCAAAATACACCTTCTTTTTTTGCTAGATTAAGTTCTGACCAATCAATTAGTTCAGATACAAGCACAAAAATTCAAGTTGATTCAGAAGTTTTTGACTCAGATGGTACATATGATAATTCATCTAATTATAGATTTACACCTGCAGTTGCAGGAAAATACTTTGTGTTTGCAGCAGTAAGATTTGATAATCAAACAAGTCAAGCTACAATGAGAGCAGAACTTAAGTTTAACGGAAGTGTTATAGGTAGTAATTTTTTAGCAGCAAATGACTCAAGTTCAAATAGAGATTATACTGTAACAGTATCTTGTATACAGACTTTTGATGATAATGATTATATGGAATTATGGGCACAATCTGACCTAAGTGGTAGTCAAACTATCAATGGAGCATCAACAAATAAAACTTATTTTGGAGCATACAAAATTATAGGAGTATAATATGGCGAGTTTAAAAACAAAAGTAAAACTATATATAGAGGCAAACTCTGCGAGTTGGGATAGTACAAAAGTATCTTTACAAAATGACAGTGATGGCAAAGGCGATTATATTAAAACATGGGCATATAGTTTTTCTAAACCTACTGATTCTCAAATAGCTTCTTATGAAACCGCAGGTAACACTGCTGAATCTAATACAACTATAGATTCAAAAAGAAAAAGAGAATACTTATCGTGGCAAGAACAATTGGATAAATTATACCACGATATTGATGATGGTAAATTAGATAAGACAGGTTCTTGGTACAAACATATTAAGGCTGTTAAGGATGCAAATAGTAAGGAATAAACATGGCACTAAGTAAAATAGATGTAGCAAATATGGTAACAGGTGCAGTTCCTGTAGCTAACGGAGGAACAGCGTTAACAAGTGGATTTGTAAATGGTGGAGCTACTCCAGCTTTCTTTGGACAAAAAGCATCTACACAAGGAAGTATAGCAAGAGCTACTTTTACAAAAGTTACAGGAATGACCAACAATGAAATTGATAGTGATTCAGCGTTTGATGGAACGACCTTCACAGTTCCGTCAGGAGGTGCTGGGAAGTATTATATTTTTGCTCAGTGTTATTGCGACTATGGAACAGCCGCGGGAAGTGATGGAGAATATTCTATTGTAAGAATATATAAAAATGGTTCAACAACCGTAGGTGGTTTATTAGAATTTCCAGGTACAACAAATACTACTCAACATACTGCTGGCGCAAGTGGAATAATAGATTTAAGTGCAAGCGATACAATAGAAATGTATGTTTATCTTAAAGATGAAAATGGAGGTACTGCTAATGCAGCACCAACCGATACTGTTTTAGGTGGATTTAAATTAGGAGGTGTTTAATGCTTAGTGCAAAAGTTATAAAGTATTTAGAAAATAATGGAAAAAATGAATCTGAATTAGATAAATTTAATGTTATTTTACAAAATGATATGAAATCACCACCTGAAGGCAAAGTAAAAGAAGGTAACGATTATATTCATACATGGAATGTTGATGGTGTAAACGCACCAACACAAGAACAGATAGACGCATTATAGGAAAATAGATGAGTAAGACACAAATAGTATCAGGTGGAATTACAGACGGAACAATAGCGACAGCAGATATTGCAGATGATGCGGTGACTGCAGCTAAGGTAACAGGATTAGGTAAGATTGGTCAAATAGTGCAAACAATTAAATCAGGCACAGAAACAAATAGTTCAACAAGTTACGCTGCTGCTGGAATGAATGTAACAATTACACCCACCGCTAGTTCAAGTAAAATTTTATTTTTTATATCTGCTCGTATTGGTTGTAATACAAGTAGTGCTAATGTTTATATGAGGCTTAGAAATACTACTGCTAGTTCAAATGTTACTGACGATCCTTTAATTGTAACAAGGTGGCCTAGTGATGGACAAAAAAGTTATAGAACACAAACACAAGCAATAACAATAATGGACTCCCCTAGCACGACTTCTGAGACCACGTACCAGTTTCAAATAAAAACTAATTCAGGAGCGTGGACTTTAAATATGCCTGCGGACACTGGTGGTTATAGTGACAATGAAGTTTCAACAATTTTAGCTTGTGAGGTATTAGCATAATGGCAAACTGTGCAAAAGCAATATTATCTTTAGGTAATTATCAATTTCACATTCAAGGTAATGTAACTAATGAAACAGAATTTAATAATAACGTAAAATGGGTGACAGGCACAGATTCTGATGATCAAAATATTTACGGAGCTAAACCCGATGCTGTTACGTGGGCAAAAGTAAAAGCAGACATGGACAAACAAGATTCATTTGCTTCACAAGATGCAATTAACATAGCTGCAAAAGAATATTTAGCTTCTACTGATTGGTATCATCAAAGAGCAGCAGACGGTGGTAAGGCAATGCCTGATGATATAAAATCTAAAAGAATATCTGAAAGGGCAAAAATAATTGAATATGAGGAGTTTACAGGATAATGGCATACATAGGAAAATCAATTGAGAGTGGTACCTTCGCAGTTTTAGATACAAGTGGTAATACTTATAATGGTTCTAACACGACATTTAGTTTAGGAACACAAGTAGGATCTGCAGCACAGCTTCTAGTATCACATGATGGTGTCATACAAAAACCAGGCACAGATTATACATTAGCTTCAGGTGGAGCATCAATTACTTTTAGCACAGCACCTGCAAGTGGAGCATCAATCTTTATTGTAGAAATATCTGGTGCAGTTGGAGGCACAATTACACCTATTGATGATTCTGTAACCGCAGATAAAATAAATGATAATATTATATCAGGTCAAACAGCTTTAGGTGCTACTCCTGCTGACACAGATGAATTTTTAGTATCTGATGCAGGAACAATAAAAAGAGTTGATTACTCTTATATAAAAGCATCTAACACACCTGCTTTTATGGCTAATTTATCTGGTACTCAAAGTATACCTCATGATAGTGCTACAAAAGTAGCTTTTGCTTCTGAAGTTTTTGATACAGATTCCGTGTATGATGCAAGTACAAATTATAGATTTACACCAGGTGTAGCAGGTAAATATTTTTTATATGCAAGAATAGGTTTTCAAGAGCATAATACCAGTTCAGGAAGTGTAACTGACCAAGCTGAAATAAGTGCAAGAATCTATAAAAATGGCACATCTATTGCTCATACTGGAAATCACTCTTCGGTTAGTAGTGTTCAAGGAGCAATTAGTTGTACAACAGCAGTTATTGCTGATTTAGATGCTGATGATTATGTAGAAGTTTATGCTTCAGTTGGTAATAATAATAGTAATAATGCCGCAAATTTATTAGCTAATTTAGCTTATAATGAATTTGGTGGTTATAAATTGATAGGGGTATAATATGGCTCAATATATCACTAAAATAAAAGTTTATTTAGAATCTAATTCCAAAGATTATCAAAATGAAAGATTAAATATAGAAGTGCAAGACGATATGATAAGTGGTGTATCAAAACCTTTTATTAAAACATGGAATGTCTCTGGTGTAGCAAAACCCACAGATTCTCAATTAAATGCACTAGAATCTACTGCAAATAGTAAAGAAGCTTTAGACAATGTTTTATTTAAAAGAAGAATAGAATACTTATCATGGAATGAACAATTAGATAAACTATGGCACGATATTAATAACGGAAAATTTGGTGACACTGCCAAAACATCAACTTGGTATACTCACATTAAATCAGTCAAAGACTCAAATAGTAAGGGATAATGTTATTCGGCCACGGCACAATATCTGAGTTTGCCATAGCCTCCGTTAGAGGTGGTGGTGTTCAAAATGTAGGATCACCTTTTATTAGTGGTGTTGCTATTACCTCTGGTATTGGAGATGAAACCGTAACAGGTAGTGCAACAATATCTCCGTCTACTAACGTGGCAACATTTTCTTTAGGCACAGAAATAGCAACAGGTGGAGCAAACGTATCACCAACTTCTGCAGGAGTAATTACATCAGCTATTGGAGAAGAAACAGCTTTTGGTGAGGCTTTCCAAAACTTAGTTTCACTTTCTGTTGGATCTCCAGACTTCTTTATTTGGAGTGAGATTGACGACTCACAAACAGTAACTTATACTGATGTAGAACCAGGGAGCACAGATTAATGGCTAATGACGCAACAGTAAGTTTAAATGTAACAGTTTTACCAGATGAGATATCTAAAACTATCTCTGCTAATGTTACTATTTCGCCAGCAGATGCTAATGATAAATGGTATTATAAACTGACAAGCGTATCTAATTCTAGCACAGATTTAATAGCAGGTAGTTTTATAGACTACACAGCCGTTGATGATGACACTGCTCCAACTGCTGTCGCTACAGGAGATAAAGTGAATTTTTTATTTATAAAAAATACAGACACATCAAATGATGTTTACATTGTTTTAGACGCAGGAACAGCATCTACTTCTGCAACTGATGCAATTAAAATAGCTGCAGGGCACTCTTGGTTTGGTAATTTACCAAATACAACTGTCGCTGATATACATGCAATTTCATCCTCTTCTACAGTGACATGTATAGTTGCAGCTTTATTAGATGACGTAGGGTAAGGAGATATAAATGGCATCAACATTTTCAAGCACTTTAAATTTAGAGCTTCAGGCCAGCGGAGAAAACTCCGGAACCTGGGGTACTATTACAAACAACAATTTACAAAAAATAGAATCAGCAGCAAAAGGTTATGTTTCAGTAGCTATTGCTAGCACAACCGATACTTTAACTGCAACTGATGGTTCTACTACAGATGAACAAAGTAACGCGATCATTAAATTAACAGGAACTTTATCGGGTGCCACAACCATGAGTTGTGAGGCGGTGGAGACTTGGTACATTGTCGACGATGCTACAACACACAGTGGTAATAACTTAACTTTTAAACCTTCAGGTGGGACAGGTGTTAATCTTGTTCAAGGTGCTAAACACATTTTATATTCTGACGGTTCTACAATGTTCGATGTCTTGAACGATGCAGGAAATATCACGGCTAACGGAACATTGACTGTTGCAGGTAACGTTTCTCTTGATGGTGGTAGTTTTGTATTTAATGAGTCCTCAGCGGACTTAGACTTTAGAATTGAAGGTAATGGCGATGCAAACTTGTTCTTTACTGATGCAGGTAATGACCGTGTAGGTATTAAAACAAACTCTCCTTCGACGGAGTTGCATGTTGTCGGTGGTGTAAAAGCTACAGGAAACATAGACTTTGATGGTGGTGGTTTTACTTTTAATGATTCTGGTGGTTCTTTAGATTTTAGAGCAGAAACAAATACTTTAACACATGCATTGTTTATTGACGGTTCCGCAGACAAAGTAGGATTCGGAACATCTTCACCAACAAGTGGTTTTGTTACAATAGATCAGGCTAGCTCCTCTGGTGCGATAGCAGTTTTAACTTTAGATCAAGGCGACGATGATCAAGAGTTTATAAGGTTTGACGGTACAAGTGCTTCTGACGGATCAAAAAGCATTTCATCTTCTACAGATACAGGTGGATCAAAAGTAGGTGCAATACGTATTAACGTAAACGGCACTGATCGTTTTATAAGAATTTATGACACCGCGATATAATTATGCCGCTAACAAAACTACAGATAGCGCCAGGTATAGATAAACAAAATACTGAGTACGGCGCAGAGGGTAAATGGGTAGATTGCGATAACGTTCGTTTTCGCTATGGATTACCAGAAAAAATAGGCGGTTGGGAGAAAGTTACTAGTGATGCACTCGTAGGTGCAACAAGAGCGATTCTAACATACTCTGACCTTGGTGGTGTTAAATACGCCATTTATGGAACTAATAAAAAACTATACGCTTATTCTGAAGATAGTTATGCAGACATAACTCCAATTCGTTCTACTGGAACAGGCAACATAACTCAGTTTGCAACAACCAGTGGCTCCTCTACAGTAACAGTAACAGACGCAAGTCATGGCGCCTTAATAGGTGATTTTGTTACTATTGCTAGTGTAAGTGGTGCTGTTGGAGGATTAACACAAGCTAACTTACAAGGTGAATTTGAGATCTTGACAGTACCCAGCTCAGACACATACACTATTCAAGCCCCAGCTAATGCTTCCAGTAGTGCTACAGGAGCTACAGCTAATGCTAGTTATCAAGTAAACACAGGAGCTGCAGTGGCACTGTTTGGTTATGGTTGGGGCGCAGGCACATGGAGTACAAGCACATGGAATACCACTCGTGAAGGATTAACTGGTGGTGAGGGTGTTTTACTTCAATCAGCAAAATGGGCATTAGATAACTGGGGAGAAGACGTATTAGCCTTACAGTTTGATGGTGGTTTATTTTATTGGGACACTTCTTCAGGATTATCTAGTAACAGAGCAGGCACTACAGAAGTAAGTGGTGCACCCACAAAATCAAGATTTATGATTGTTTCTGGTGATGACAGACACGTTATTTGTCTAGGCACAGAAACAACAATAGGCACAACATCTACACAAGATAATATGTTTATTAGGTGGTCTGATCAAGAATCAACAAGCGATTGGACACCAACTGCAACTAACACTGCAGGTTCTTTTAGATTAACTGACGGTAACCAAATTAACACAGCGGTTAGATCAAGAGGTGCTGTTATGATATGGACAGATACAGCTTTATATCAAATGCAATTTATTGGTGCACCTTTAACTTTTGGTTTTAAACAAATCGGTTCTAATTGTGGAGCTGTTGGTATTAATGCAGCTGTTGACGTATCTGGTAACTCATTCTGGATGAGTAATGATTCTTTCTTCTTATATGATGGTGCAGTAAAAAAGATACCTTGTAGTGTGCAAGATTATGTATTTGATGACATTAATGAAAACGCGAAACAAGATGTATTCTGTGCATCTAATTCTAATTACAATGAAGTTATGTGGTTTTATGCTTCAGCTAACTCTGATCAAATAGATAGATTAGTTGTTTATAATTATGCAGAAAACCTTTGGTATATAGGGACTTTAGCTAGAAGTGCTTGGGCAGATTATGGTGTTTATGAAGTACCTTATGCTGCAGAGTTTGAGTCTGCTGACACTACTTCTACTATCTCTACAATAAATGGATTAAAAGCAGGTAGAACTTTTGTCTATCTTCACGAAACAGGAAGCAATGATGACGGAGCAGCAATGGCAAATCACATTGAGTCAGGAGACATAGACATTGCAGACGGCGATAATTTCATGTCTATTTCTAGATTTATACCTGATTTTAAAAATCAAACAGGTAATGTTGATGTAACTATGAAAACTAGACCATACCCTTCAGGAACACAAAGAACACATGGACCTTTTGAGGTAGCAACTAGCACAACTAAAAAAGACACTAGAATAAGAGGCAGACAGGTGGCAGTGAGAATATCTAGTGGCGATGTTGACGATAAGTGGAGATATGGAACACTTAGATTAGATATGAAACCAGATGGAATGAGAGGAGCTTAATGGCTAAAATCGTAACACCACGTTTACCAGAAGCAACAGAAGAGTATAGTAGAGAGCAACTATCTCAACTAGTTCAAACTCTAGAACAAGTTATATTTATTTTAAATAATACTTATGTGCCTGAAACACTAAAAGAAGAAGAAGAAAGGCTTTCATTTTTTTTATCGTAAATGTCTAATATATATACAAACTTTAAAGCTAAATTATCTACTAACGCTTTAACAACAATATACACTGTACCAGCAGAAAAAGCTGCTATAATTAAGTCTATTCGCGTATCTAACGAGGATACTGCTAATGATTGTAATATATCTGTATCACTTGTAGATAGTAACAGTATAAGTTATAATTTAGAAACGGATCGCACTATACAAGCTAAAAGATCCCAAGAAATTCTAGCGACAGGTAATATGGCGCAGGATACGTCTGACAGCTCTGTGGCAGCTCCCGCTCCACTTGTAGCTAAAGAGTCAGAAAAAATACAGGCTCAGGCTCAAAACGGTAATGACTTGAGTATAATTATAAGTGTGTTAGAGATATCTAGCAGATAGGAAAATTATGAAAAAGACAAAGAAAAAAGCAGTTAAGAATAAAAAATTAGCGGCTATGTATCCACCTAGAGATAAAATTACCAGAGGGGATATTATTGTTGCTGCTAAGAAAAAAGCTATGAAAAAGCCTAAGAGGAAAAAATAATGGCACGGCCAGGTCTTTACGCTAATATTCATGCTAAACGTAAACGCGGTGGTAAAATGCGTAAAAAGGGTGCTAAGGGCGCTCCTACAGCAAAAGCTTTCGCTAGAGCTAAACAAACAGTAAGGAAAAAATAATGACTAAGTTATGTCCAAGAGGTAAAGCTGCAGCTAAGCGTAAATTTAAAGTTTATCCCTCAGCGTATGCAAATGCCTATGCTTCTAAGATTTGTGCAGGTAAGATTAAAGATCCTAGTGGCGTAAAGAGAAAAGACTTTAGAGGTCCTAAAAAAGCCATGGGTGGAGAGGTAATAGATTTTAATAAAATATCTCAAGATCGTAAAAAAGTTTCTAGTTTTTCTCAAGGTGGTATTGCAAAAGGTTGTGGTGCTGTTATGAAAAACAGAAGAAAGAAAACAAAGAAAAGTTAATGCCTGGACACAAAGGATTAGCGAAGTGGTTTAAGCAGGACTGGGTCGACATCGGTTCTAAGAAAAAAGGTGGAGGCTTTGCTAAGTGTGGTAGATCTAAACAAAAGAAAGATGCCAAACGAAAGTATCCTAAATGTGTCCCCAGAGCGAAAGCTGCTAGCATGACTAAAGGTCAAATAAAATCTGCTGTATCTAGAAAGAGATCAAAAGCACAAGGAGTCGGTGGTAAGCCAACTAATGTTGCTACATTTGCAAAGAGGAAAAAAGGTGCCACTAAACGAAAAGGGTAAAAAGATTATGAAGTCTATGAAGAAGACTTATGGTAAAGATGCCAAAGCT